CTTTATCAAGAGCTTTCTGAAGACCTTTCTCATACTTAGCTTTTGCTTTTTCGTGTTTTTCTACTGCAACATCATCAGCATTTTCAGGTAACACTGGATATGTTAAACCAGATGCAACTGCAAGTGACTTTCGGAAGAGTTGTTCTTCCTGGTAAATCATCAGCTCAAAGCAACGGCAAATACCGTAGGTATAAAGCTGTAAACACTTTTTCTTTGCTGTAGCGCTAACACGACCGTAAGCAGACTTGATCTCAGTTGCAGTTACATTAGTAATAGAGAGATCATCAATACCGCCCAGTGCTAAGCGGATTTCAGAACGCAGCTGATCAACGTACCGTGATTGGTCTGTACTAATAGCGTTAGGCGTAATGAAACCAACACGATCAGTTGGCTCCAGGTTTGCAATCACCCTGGGTACACGTAGGCCGCCACCAGGGAGTCCGATGTATCCAGCTTGCTGACGCTCTGTAGGATCTTGCTTAAAAGTAGAGCTGGAGAGCGAAAACTCAGATTGGAAGCCAGACTGACTAGCAATGCTGGGACGCTGAACGGCACCGTCTCCAGAGGACTCCACAATGTCATGTTTAGGACGAGAGGAGAGAAGTGTTGGATTACCAAAGAATGAAAGGTTTGCTCTGATGTTTTTAACCATCTCATCATGAGCAATGATTTGGTTAGCTAACCATTCAAACTCTCCACTTCCATCAGTACCAAAGGCGTCAGGATTATTTAAAACCTCAACGCAAGGAATAAAACCTAAGCTATTTTCAAGAACTTTGTTGCTATTAAGATTTAATCCGCTATCAACAGAATCAAAAGTTAGTTCTTGCTCACTATGAAGTTCATGAATTTCTGCTGGTGTAATTCGTAGACGGACATAACGTTTGTCAGTAACAAGACCGATACCACCAAAACCGCGACTGGATTTAACCTTGTAAGCATAAATAATGATGACTTCCTCTAACTCGCCATCTGGAGAATAGTAAGTACGATAAGCATCTTTATCAAACCAGTACAACCGGTATGTCTTCTTTGTAGGCCTGATATAGAACAGACCTTTACCATAAGCTAAGAAACGATCCCAAATAGAATCGAGCCTTGCATCAAGCCTGTTGAACTTGATAACCTGTTGAATGAAATCAAAACGTTGGGTTCCAAAGTTATCTTGTTCAGGATAAAACTCTACGCCCTGCCTGACACCAAACATTTTCATTTGGCTTAGGTGGGCATTGATGAGCATTGTGTCTGCTGTACCCGTGGACTCACGGTTTACAACAGCTTTGAGCATCCCCTCTAATATGGACTGACTCGATGTGCTCATAGTGGTTGTTTAGTTAGTTGTCTTCAATCTCGTAGCCAGTCTGTAGGCGGCGAAGGGTGATGACATCATCCTCCACTTCCACGTCAAACTCAGTACCAGGTTGAAGGGCCATGTCGTGACACAGCTCATCTGGTAAAGGAATGATAGCTGAACCGTAAGCATCTTGCTCTAGTTCAACAACGAAATAACTGGTGCTCATGCGAAACCTAGTATTAGTTTAATTCCGACAATACTCAACCTTAATATTCCAGCTCTAGTTTTCCACGAGACATTAAACCATTACATAGCCAAACTAGGGCGTCAACACAGTCATCATGAGAGCTTACACCAAAGTTAATGATCTCGTCATGGAGTGCATTGAATTTGCGATACCGGTTAAAGAAGATGCGACGCTGCTCGAACAACCCCATGATCCCTCGGAACCGTGCAAGTTTGTCGCCACGGAATCCTTTCACTGGATGCCAAAGCAAGTTATACAAACCCTGTTCTAGCTGACAGATCCGTTTGAAATCAGCTTCTAAAGATGCTTGATAAGCAACAGCTTCTGACCATATATCAACATTAGATCCGGTGGGGAAATACTGGTCTCCTTCTTTGTGAACAATCCCCCACTCATACATCATCTCCATGAGGGCTTCTAATTTTTCTAGGTTACCCATTAAACGGATACGTTTGCAATCAATGATATAAACTTTATTTCCAACGCGCCCACCAAGAACAAATACACTGTAGTCATTACGCTCTTTAACGCCCGCAGAAAGATCAACGCCAACCCCAAGAGTATCAAACTCTGTTGGAATTTTACTTTTAACTAGGAGGTCAGGTGAGATAGATAGTTCATTTGTTTGTACAATTTGATTTTGATATTGGAAACTAAAACTAATAGGAGCCTGGCGCTTACGATCTTGTAAGTATTCCAATGACCACATCTCAGGCCAGTAGGATTGTTCATCTCCATTCTCATCAACGGTAATTGCTGATTGAACAATCTGTACCCAGTCATTTGCTGGAGTAAATGTACTGTTGTGAATATCGTCATGACGGAACCGCGTACCAAGGCAAATAGCACGTGCACCTTCAAACATAGTAGGAACAATAACTGAGTTCCAGTTATCTTCCATGGCTATACGAATATCCCTATTTTTAATGTCGTCCGCCGACTTGATCGCGTCGTCAATAATACATAAGTGCGAACGTTTTGAGGTCACAGCACCTTTCAAACCTGCGCAACAAACTGTAAATTCTTCTTCACCAGTCGATCTAATTCCTGCAAACTTCCAATCAATACTCCAGTATTCATTAGAGTTAATCCCTTTGGCAATCTTTACCATTGGGAAGATTTCCATATAAGCTTTACTCTCTTCAATGATCCGTTTGATGGCTGCACTCTTAGGACGTGCCACATCAACGGTGTAAGAAATGTAAAGAATCTTCAGTGGTTTTTTGTGCAGTGCATGAATACCAATAGCCCATGCTGTAAACAAACCAAGCACCGTGGATTTTGCAGAACCGCGCGGCGCTAAAATGTCAATATTGGGGCCACCAATACCAATTAAACATTCACTGTCTTCTCCAGTGCAAAGATACTTATGCCATTCTTTGTGATGTGTTGCAGGCGGCTTATCACCAACAACATCACAGAAGTAAGCAAAGTCTGTCCTTGCTTTCTCAATATCAATATTGCTAGTTTTCTTAACAACTTGTTGCTTGGCACCTGCCCGTGCAGTGCGCCGATAAACCGAATAGAGGGATGTAAGTGCCATCCCCTTACCCTAACCCCCTACACTCAGGATTCTTCTGCAAGAATCTTGGTCCACACAGCCATTACAGCATCTTGCAGCGGACCTTCGATGGGATCATCACGGAAGATCAAAACAATTTCTCTCAGTGCCCGGTCTGCGCCAGCAAGGATCAAGCCTTGCTTATCGGTAAGGTAGCGTTCATCCTGAATCTGCTTGATAGCACCGCGTAGCTCTTTCTGTAGCATGGCAATACGCGCTGTGCCGTTGTCCTGCTTCACCATCCCCATGTCGATGGCTTGACGTAGTTTTTCTACGTCTTCTCGCATGTTGTCGATTTCAATCTCCAGGATTTGTTGGAGGTTGCGTTTTTTAAATTCTTTCTGTTGCCACTCATCACATTCAACAATGTTACCTGTAAACCCTAAGAAGCGGGCATACAGGTACATCTGAATCGGAGAGGAATGTTTTTTACAGAATGTGAGGAATGCTTCTTTTTCGTTAGGTGTTAAGGAGTCAAGCCAATCAATCATGCACGGAAAGCCCTAGCAGCCTGGGCGGCGTCTTTAGCTTCTTTATAGCGCCTAAACTGTTCTTGTTGCAAGTCCGTCTCACGTTGTTGACGACCTTGCTCTTGTGCAAGCAAACGTTGTTGCTCACCCGTTAAACCAATCTGACGTTCTTGGCTACCCAGAAGTTGAGCTTGCGTTTCGCGTTGCTGACGACCAGTGGTTTCAATATTCAGACGTTCTTGAGAACCTTGCTCAACAGCTAAGAGTCGATCTTGTACACCTTTTAGGCCAACCTGACGTTCCTGACTTTCAGAAGCAACACGCTGACTTTCAATCTGACCGCGTGCACCTTCTGTAGCAGAAAACTTAGTTGCCTCTGCTGCTTGGCTTGCACCAAATTTCGCAGCATTAGCAGCCTCAGAAGCAGCAAACTTATTGGCATTAGCAGCTTCAGCAGCAGCAAATCGAGTTGCTTCTGACTGGCTCCTAACACCTTGCAGGTTGAAGTCTGCAATTGTTGTTTGTGTCTGGCCTTGTAAAACCCCTAAGTTAAGCTCATGGGTTCTCTCATCTTCACGAGCTAACAGGTTATCTCTGTTCTGTTGTAGAGCAATCAGAGCCTCTACAGCTCCAGATGTTTCTGGAGATGAAACAATATCAACATCTCCTACCTGACTGATCTTAACTTGTAGAGCTTTTTCGTAAGCTTCTTCGCGTGTTGCCATGATTAATTCCAGCGCAAGGCTTGGCCAGCTGCTAGTCTAGCTCCTGATAATGCCCTAAGATAATCTGCCTTAGCTCCTAATTCACTGCTCATTTGTTGTTGTAAAAGAGCACCGCGCTTTGCAACTTCAGAAGGACTCATCTCTTTTTCCTTCATTGCTTGTAAACCAAGCTGATAGTCTTTCTGGCGTAAGGCAGTGACAAAGGGCATTGTCAATGCACCGCCGATTACACCAGTCCCCAGGCCAAGAGCGCTTTGAAGAAGCTGTTGTTTAGTTTGTTCTTTACTTAACTGATTAATCCAGCTGGAATAATCCTTAGCTCCACCCGTTTCACCAACTGTAAAACCAGGAACTTCAGAATAGTCAGTAGAAGACTTCTTGGGTTGTGTTAAACCAAACTTACTAAACCAGTCAGAAGTATCTTTACTGGGAGTAAAGGTATATGCTTTGTTGCCAAAATAATTGGCGGGTTGATAGATAGAATCAAAGGTAGGCATCAGGACTACCTCCTATCAGAAGTAGCGATACTGAGTTGCGCCAGCTTGACCAACGTTCCGCATAAGCCCTTCACCCATTGCTTGCGCACCAAGTTGACCTTGACGACGCATTGCAGCATCCGTAGCTAAAGCAGTAGCTAATTGAGTAGCCTTGGCACCACGCAGAAGATCTGCTTCCTTAGAACGTTGTTGATACGCTTCTTGATAGGGAAGTGCTTGCAGAGTATTGCGGAGATTGCGACGGAACTGCTCATCTTCTAAAGCAAGTTGCGTCATTTGGTAGTCAGTGGGATCAAAAGTTTGTCCAAGGTTCTGGGGACCATACTGAGACAGTTGGCCAGGGGTCAGCTGATCAGCGCCATAACCAGGAGTGCCAGGGAGTTGAGTTTGCCCAACACCAGTAACTTGTGAACCTACGCCAAGCGCTTGAGCACCTGCTTGTGCAGCTTGGCCTGCAAGACGAGAAGTACTGCCACCGAGAGGTCCAGCTAAAGCAGCAGCTGCGGGTAAACCAACTAAGCCGGCAGCGCCAATACCTGCAGCAGCTGGAGCAGCAGCAAGCACAGCACCAAGAGGATCTCCAGCTTTCATGAGCTGGGGTACCATCTTTCCTAACGCTGTTTTACCTAAAGCAGCTCCAGCAAAACGACGACCTAAGCTACCAATTCCACTAGTTAAAGTGCCACCTGTCAAAGCGCCTAAAGTAGTTGCACCCAGATCACCACCACTTTGGCGGTATCCTTGAATGCCGCCAGTTAAAGCACCAACTCCTGCGAGAATCGGCATTAAAGGTAAAGCCATCTAATTAAAATTCTTCTTACTAATTATTTTAGAAGTACTAAGCCTAACCAAAGAGACTACCAATGCCACTGCCAACAGTTCCGCCTATCGTAGGTAAGAACGGCACAATACCTGCACCAACGCCGGGAATAAAGGATGCTCCAATACCTGCAATTGTTCCTATTGCTCCACCAATTCCACTTGCGTTACCACGTTGTTCCTGAGTTTGAGTAACACGACGACCGCCTTCTAGTAATCTCAAACTTGGCGATAGTTGACGCTCAGTTCCACCTTCTCCTGCATAACCAGTAACACCTTGGCGTTTTTCTGATCCTGAAAGAGAAGACCAGTTCTTTGCTAAATTTAAAGCTTCTTTTCCAAGAGTGCTCCAATCAGTACTACGTTTTGCTTCATAACTTGGAGTACTTCCTGAAAACCCTCTGCCAATTTGAATAGGTGGCTGAGGCGTAGCTAGTCCACCTGTTCCAGACAACCCTGGAAGATCAAATTTATTTCCCCAATCAACAGAGAAGTTCGATGAGAAATTAGAAGAAGGTACTGAACCCCAATTAAAAGATGGCGCGGAACCACCACCCCAGGTGTTGGCAGCATTTTTTGTCCAGTCGTAACTATTAGTATCCCAGTTGCTTGCCATTACTGATTAACGTAAGGAGTAAGTTCTTGCCAGCTGCGAACCCCAGGTTGTCCTAGTGCTTCACTAGCAGCGGCAAATGAGCCGTGCTTATGCTTTAAGTATTCTACTGGTTGTTGCTCTTTTAACTGTTGCTCTGCTCTTTTGTTAAAAGCGGCCTGGCTAACTTTCTTTGCTAAGTAACCTGCACCTAAACCAGCAGCAACAATACCTGCAGAAGTAGCAAGTCCTGGAGTCTTAATGACTTCAGGCTTACGAAGCTGTTTTACAAGATCTTGTAAATCATCAACAGCACTGGGGCTTACCTTGCCAAGCTTTTGTCCTGCTTTTGCAACAGCTGCTTCTTGCGCTACTTCAGCAGCTGCACGTTGCATTGGAGCTGTTGTCCCCAGGAAAGTACGAGCTTCTTTAGCAGCTTCAGGTAATGCTTTATAGAAAGCACCAGTGGTACCTAATGCAGTTGCAGTGCCAATTGCAGTTGATGCTGTAACAGGAAAACCAAAGTACTGAATCTCAGGTTCATTTAAACCTTTTGCAGTTCCGCGAATAATACCAAGGGGTCCAACAAAAGATTGGGTTTGTGGATCAATCTTTCCTAAACCATCTGGTTTCAAATGTTTATAGCGCAAGTAGTTACTATAAGTAGGATACGCAATCTCAGGACGCTCTTCTTTAAATGTTGAATAAGGAAGCGGATCTCCTCTGCGACCCGTAAAATAACGTAGAACAGATTCCGTCATGGGGTTTGCAGAAGTTCGCCCTGTAGGATCTTCTTCTTTTGAAACGGGAAGGATACTTTTAAATCCAGCAGGACGCGCACCTTGAAGCGGATTGCCAACAGCACCTCCAAGTGCAGCAATAGCAAAGGGAGTACTACGTCCTAAAAGATCTGTAGTAACAGGATCGAGTCCCATCTTCTCGCCAGCTGCACGGCCAATATTTCTACCAACAGCAAGGGTGTGGTTCAAGAACCAGTAGGTACCACGGCTGGCATCTGTTAGAACATCAAGAGCACCAGTAGCTGCAGCAAGCGGTAAGTTACCTTGCTTTGCATAACCTACAGCTTCTTTGATGCCACCATAAACAGCACGCGGTCCAGTAGCTGTCCTACCAATATTCAGACCTTCACCTAGATAAGTACCAAACTCTTTTCCGAATTTACCAACAGCTGCAGCACTATTAGAAAGATAGTTTGGAATATTTGCAAATCTCATTAGAAGTAATTTACGGTTGGAACATTCAGCATTCGCTGTGCCCTCTCAAGGGGATCGCTTGATCCCTGGTTACTTGAGATGTGATGAATGTAACTGGGGAACTTATAGTTCCTGGCGTAAATCAATTCTAAACGACGTTGATGCTCCAAGGCTGCAGGATCCATTCCTGTTTGATCAGTTTGAACAACAGGAGCAACAGGTTGTTGAATTGGAATCCCTCCAGGGATGTCGCCATAAACACTTTGTTGTCCACTTCCTTCAGGAATAATGCTGCGGGTAACAGCTTGCGATAAAGGATCAACAACAGCAGCGCCACCAGCAATACCAAGACCAAGCTTACCTGCGCCAGCTGCTAATCCTGCTAACCGCGTAGCAGCACCTTCTTTCAATCCCATTTGCCCTAAGCGCCCAGCAAGTTGTCCTTGCATCTGGCTGACTCCTGGATACAAACTTTTAACTCCAGCAAGAACCCCGCGCTCAATGGGTCCACTCAAAGCACCAATGCCTGCAGAGCGGACAAGTGTTTCACCAAGCGGTGCGGGCCGTCCGGTTAGAGCTAAAGATAAACCTTGCTCCAGTGCAGCATTCATTGCACCTGTTTTAATTGCTTCTCGTGCAAGAGCTTTGCCTCCAGACGGTGCAACAATAGGAAGCAGACGTTGACCTGCTAAACGTAGGGCTTGACCGATCATGAGATTGCAGTTCCTTCTGAACCAGGAAATTTCTGTGGGGATTGAGCAGGTTTAGCAGCAAAAGCACTAAGACCTTGAGGATTAACACGTTCTTCCACTGGAACAACTGTGCTCTTATCGTAATTTTCTAAGAAGCTATTTAGATAGTCACGACCGCTAACTGCAAAAGGATCCTTTCCAGTTTTTGGAATAATCTGTCCACTTGCTGAATCACGCGTTAAATCAAGATCTTCTTGAAAGTTTCCGTATTTCTTAACTGGAAAAATAGGGTTAGTATCTTTCAGATTGGCAACAAACTTATCCCGAAATTCCGATGCACTAAGCTGCTGGTCTACAAACGGACCCAGCGTACTGCCAGCTTCACGCTTACCTGCACGAAGTAAAAATGGAATCTCAGTCTTGAATGCCATCAGTTACCTTTCTTTTTCTTTTTACGCAGACCAGCAAGAGTCTTTGCTAGTTGAGCACGCTTAACAGTTTTCTCACTGTACTTATCTGGATCTTTAGTAACAGCTTCTGCAAACTCATCAGTGCTCATGCCTGCTTTCTCTGCCTGAGCAGAAAAGGCGCCGGGTTTTTTAATGGCGCCTTGAATCCAGTTTCCTTTACTTTTAGCCATTACTGAAGAAGAGATTTAACCTTAGCAATTGTTTCTTCTTTGCTTGCTTGACCAGAGATCACGTCTGTTAGAAGATCAGCGGCAATCATCGTTTTAGGACGGTCAGCCATTGTTTCATACTTGCGAACTTTATCTGCAGCTACTTGAGGCAGCCAACGCTTAGTGATTTCAAGAGTTAACTCTTTCAGTTCAACAGCGCTCAGGTGACCGTCAGCTACAGATTCAATTGCAAGCTCTACTGCAAACTCGACATCAGAACCGCTCCACGAACGTATATTGCGCTCCAGGAGAGGATCAAGCACATCGTAAACCCGTGAAAGAATAGGACCGTACTTAACTAAGTTACGGGCAGCAAGAAACTGAGATAACCAACCGACGCCAGCAATTAAGCCAGCGCCAATCAGTACAGCCAGGATTGGTTCTAGGGTTGTCATAATTACTCCCTAATAAGAATTATTCTAAATGTCACAACTCACCACGCAGAGCTTTACGAACTAACTCATCACGTTGACGCATTAACTCAACCTGTTGAGCCCGTGCACTTCCTTCAGGAATGGGTCCACGACGAGAGAACCGGGTGCCAAGAGCAGGATCAACGCCAGCCTCACTAATTGCACCACCACGCACAATGCTGGCAGGAAGCTCGGTACCCATACGACCCCTAACTCGTTGACCGCTCTGACGCAGCGCTTCAATCTGACGGCGGCGTTGTGCAGCCTTCTCACCGCCCATTGCTTGCTGGCTATAAGCAAGACCCGAAGAAGGATCAATACGTTCAGGCGTTGCTTCTGCAATTTGCGAAAGCATCGCAGGATCAAAGGAAGCAGAATCAATTACATTTGCTGCTACGCCTTTAAAGGTGCGGCCTTCACGTCCCATGATGCGTTGAGGTTCAACTGCAGTTCCACGAATAGGAGTAACAGCGCCAGTAGCAATCTGCATTGGGCTAACATCTTCTGGACGGAACACTGTTGTTTGACCGGTCAAATCATCAACGCCTTTATAAAGAACAGGAGTAACGTCTTCTAAAGAACCAGTACCAAGTCCAAAGGTCCGGCCTTCCATTCCTTCAATAACTTCACGGCGACGACCAATGCCACCAGTTTCTTGACGACCTGCACCACCACGAGCACGCATTTGGTAGTACTCACTGGTTGGAA